TTGACCTTGAAGGTAGTTTGGTTATTCCTCCTGGTTATGCTGTTTCAATGTATACTTCAACCGCATCTGGTGCTGCCGGTTTCCAAGGTACATTCCAATGGGAAGAAGTTCCAATCTAATCAAGTGTTACTTAAAAGAAACCACCTTCGGGTGGTTTTTTTGTTTCCACGATATACATAAATACCTTCATTAAGAGGAGAAATTGATGGCAACAATTACCAATAGGAATGACTTCAAAACTTATTGCCTTCGTAGATTAGGATTTCCAGTCATTGAAATCAATGTGGACGATGACCAAGTGGAAGACCGTATTGATGACGCTTTACAATATTGGCAAGATTACCATTTTGATGGTTTACAAAAAGTATATTATATCAAAGGTATACAACAAGCAGACATTACACAAAAATACCTTGATTTAAGTAATACTACCGATGCCGATGGTAATATTATGGAAATTGTCGGTATTACTCGTATATTTCCTATTACCGATTCACAAGCTTCGGTAAATATGTTTGACTTGCGTTATCAATTACGCTTAAATGAACTATACGACTTCACCTCCGCATCATATGTTAACTATACACTCACACAACAACACTTACGTTCACTAGAACTCATGTTTACTGGAGAGGTTCCTATTCGTTTTCAAAGACATATGCAAAGACTATATATTGATTGGTCATGGGGTAATGATGTGTATGTCGGTAATACTGTTATTGCCGAAGCGTATGCGGTAATTAATCCAGATGTTTATACCAGAGTTTGGAACGACCGTTGGATTAAAGAGTATGCTACCGCTCTCATTAAAAGAACATGGGGAAACAACCTCAGTAAATTCGCTGGTCTACAATTACCAGGTGGCGTTACATTAGATGGTAAAACAATTTACACCGAAGCGGTAGAAGAAATAGAAAGACTAGAGAAAGAAATGGAAAACAATTACGGTGCGCCGCTTGAATTCCTAATGAACTAATATGGCGACTAATCACTATTTTAATTCCTATGGCGGTCTATCTGAACAGCGTGTCATAGAAGATTTAATTGTTGAATCTATCAAAGTTCAAGGATTTGATACCTATTATCTTCCTAATGATAATGACCAAGCTCGTGATTTATTATTGGGTGAGGATCCAGTCAAAAAATTTGAATCTGCTTTTCCTTTAGAAATGTATCTTTCAAATTCAATGGAATATTTGGGCGAAAAAGAATTCTTCTCAAAGTTTGGTTTAGAAATTAGAAACAATGTCAATGTGATTGTCTCTAGACGTTCTTTTACTGAAAGAGTTCCACAAAATAGTTTTACAAGACCAAGAGAAGGTGATTTAATTTATATACCTTTTTTAAATGGTACAGGCGAATTGTTTGAAATTAAATTTACAAATCACACCAAAGATTTCTTTATGTTAGGAAGAAAAGTTCCTTATTTTTATGAATTAGAATTAGAAAAATATCGTTATTCACAAGAAGTTATTTCTACTGGTATTGAAGATATTGATTCTGTCGTTACTGATTCTGCTTATACTATACACCTAAATATTGGTTCAGGAAATAATATTGACTATAACATTAAAGAGATTGTTTACCAATCAACCGATGGCACTTTAAATAATGCTTTTGCTTCTGCTACCGTGCAGAGTTGGATACCTTCTTCTAAGACTTTATCTGTCAGTAACATTTTCGGTGAGTTTATATATAATAATATTATTCATGGTACTTCAAGTGGTGCTTTATGGTTCTTAAGCAATTTTGATCCTTTAGATAACCCAGCAAGAAAAGAAGGTTATGATAATATAACGATTAAAGGTGAAGCAAATACAATTATGATTACGTCTGAAATAAATCCAATTGGTAAAATATAATGGCTAACATTTTTTATAATCGTATATTACGAAAAATGCTGGTTGGGTTTGGAAGTATATTTGATAACATTACATTAGTTCGTTATAATGAAGATGATTCAGAACAAGAAAGATTTATTGTTCCTATTGGTTATGCAAGTAAAGAAAATTACGTTGACCGTTTATCTGATGACCCAAATTTAGATAAGAAAACTAGAATTACTTTGCCAACAATGGCATATGAAATGACTGGCATTTCTTATGACACAACAAGAAAACAAAATACCAATATACAAAATTTTGCACAAACACCAACAGGAATAAAGTCCCAATATAATCCTGTACCTTATGATTTTAATTTTTCTTTATATTTGTATGTGAGAAATATTGAAGATGCTTCACAAATCATTGAACATATATTGGCTTATTTTACGCCAGATTTTACATTAAAAATTAATTTAATACCTGAAATGGGTATTATTAAAGAAGTTCCTGTGTTATTAAAAGATGTTTCACAAGAAATTATTTCTGAAGGTGATAGAAGTATTGACACCAGAATAATCATTTGGACGTTAAATTTTACAGCCAAAGGATTCATTTATGGACCAACATCATCAACAAGTATAATTAAAACCTCTATTACTAATATCCTAAGTAATGTTAACCGTGATGATGTAGTAATCTTTAATGTCACCAATTCAGGAACAGGTACATATAAAAAAGATGAGATTGTTTATCAGGGGTATTCACTAAATACATCAACAGCAACAGGAAAAGTAGTAGATTTTAAAACAATTGGTATAAATAAGGAATTATATTTAACCGATGTGGATGGTAATTTTGTTTCAAATCAACCAATTATTGGTGCTAAAACAAATGCAAATTACAAATTCACTTCTTATTATGTGACGCCTTATCAGTATGCTAAAATTACTGTTGTTCCTAATCCGGTGACTGCAAATGCCAACAGTAATTATACATATACCACAACCATTAAAGAATATTAATTAAACTATGCCAAAAATTCTTCAATTTAGACGATATCCAACCGCTAACGTAATTACGATTACTGGTTCACCAGGCGAGGTTATTGTTGACAATACATACAATATCTTAACGGTACATGATGGTGTTACTGTAGGTGGAACAAGAGTTGCTACAGAAATCAACCTTAATAACGTAAACAATTACGCTCAATCTGCTTTTAATAAAGCGAATACTTCTGGTTCTGTTCCAAATTATTTACCAAATTCTATACTTTTTGCTAACGCAACAGGTTATTCAAGCAACACCGCTAATTTAAAATTCTTAACTTCCAATAATACAGTAGTTACTTATAACGTATATACTACCGGTTCAATTATTTTCCAAGACGGAACAGTTCAGACAACAGCCGCTTCTGGTGCCGCATCAGATACAACTGCTAGACTTTTAGGTGCGGCCGCAAACGTCTATGCTAATGCCGCATTTGCTCAGGCAAATCAAGCTTACGCAAAAGCAAATTCAGCAGCTGCTAATACTTTATATCAAGTTGCAAATGGTCGTTTATATGTTAGTTTAAGTACCGGTTCAGTTATTGATATATCAACTACACCAGCAGGAAATACATACTATGTTGCTACAAATGGTAATGACGCTCTTGACGGTCAAACTCCGGCAACGGCAAAAGCTACCGTTCGTGCCGCAGTAGCAGCTTCTAATCCTGGTGATACAGTTTATATTTTTTCAGGAACATTTACAGAAACTACTCCTATTATTATACCACAACAAGTTCAGATTACCGGAGCAGGCGAAAGAAATACAATCATTCAACCAATAACACCGTCAAATGATATTTTTTGGGTGAATAATAATAGTTATGTTACTGCTGTAAAATTTGCAAACTATTCAGGAAACGCAATTGCTTTCCCTGCATCTACAATAGAAACAGGAACAGCCGCATCTGGTTCAACAAATACGATAACATTATCTGGCGCTCAACCATATAATAATTATTATAACACCATGTTAATTACTATTACTGGTGGTTTAGGTGCAGGACAATCTGCAAACGTAATCTCGTATGTTGGTTCAACTCAAGTTGCAACAATTGATAAAAATTGGACAACAATACCAAACAACACTTCCACTTACTCTTTTTCAATTCCTCTAAGATATACACCAGCGGCGGCAAATAGTAGATATTCTACATACATTACTGGTAGTCCATACATCTATAATAGTTCTTCAATTACTACATTAGGCGGAACTGGTTTGTGTATAGATGGTTATAGAGCAACAGGAAACAAGAGTATGATTTCTTCTCAATTTACACAAGTAAATACAGGAGGAACAGGCGTTAAAATTATTAATGATGCTTATGCTCAGTTAGTTAGTATCTACGGTATTTTCTGTAATAGAGCATTTTGGGCAGACACAGGTGGTACTGCTTCAATGGGTAACTGTAACGTTAACTTTGGTAACATCGGTTTATATGCTAATGGATTTGGTAATGTCGTTATGACGGCACAATTGAATGGAACACAATCAGCAAATAATTACACGATGAATCTGAAAAGTATAACAGCAAACTCTGCATTAAGTGTTTCTGCTAACGTTCCTTATTCTGGTCTATTGGCATATATTTCTGGTGATTTACCTGGTTTCTATTATACAGTATCATCTGCTACTCCTTTAGTAGGAGGTAATACAACAGTTACATTTGCTGCAGCGAATTCAAATGTGTTTACAACAGGAACAACAGTAACTTTTTATCAACAAAGTCAATTAAGAGCATCAGGACAAACTTTTGAATATGTTGGCGCAGGAACAACTATCAACGCTATACCTAGATTGGGTGGATTAGCTAATTCACAACAACAAATTGTATATGCTAATGGCGGTATAGTTTTTGCAACATCAACTGACGAAAACGGAAACTTCCAAGTGGGCGATTTAGTTTTAAATCAAGCAACTTCAACCATTTCAGGAAGAACATTTAACAAGTCATTATTTGCGGTAATGACGCCCTATATATTAGCATTAGAACAGTAAAAGGATAAAAAATGGCTACATCAGCGGTCCCATTAAATACGTTTAGGACGTATACATATTACGCCAATTCAACACCAACGGTTGTTTACACAACACCATCAAATATTACAACCGTTATTTTGTTAGCCCAAGTTTCAAATACAGATACGGCAAACACAATCACAAGTAGCGCTTGGCATTCTAGGAGCGGTAAACTAACTAATATTATTACCAATATAGGTATACCTGTTTTTGATGCTGTTAATTTATTAACTGGTAAATTGGTATTAGAAACCGGCGATTCATTTGTTCTAAGTGCAAATACTTTTGGTTCAGGTTCTTTATTATTAGCAAACTCAGCACAAGTAATTCTTTCAATTTTAGAAACTTCAAATAGTTAAAATATGGCACACCAAAAAATAAGACTACTGAGCGGAAGAGTAGCCGTTACTAATGCTAGTAGCGTTACAGCGGATCGTTATAATTTTTTAGATTTAAGTTCAGCTGAACCAAATTTAGGAATAGCACCAGCTAATTCAATTTTAACTTTTTCATCTACTTCT